CAATACGAACTTCTTGTGAAGTGATTGCTGTTTGCATTACTACTAGTTCAAAGATCATAGTACAAATTTTATTACCCATTGCCGTAGCATAATCGGTAAGCTGCATTGTAGTTATTTGATCTCCTAGAGCGTTAGTATAATAGAAACAAGATGCAATTGGAACTTCACATTCTGGACATCCGGTTGTAGCTTTACCACAATTGCCATTGCAAATTGTAGCATTACCATTACAATCAGGAGCACATCCTGTACATGTTTCCAACATACAGATTCTTTTTATCAAGAACTGGATCAGCTCTTCAAAATCCTTTGGTTGGCATGTAGTAAGATTGAAACAAGAAAGATCATAACTCTTTATATCTAAGATAGTTAAGATGTCGCAAAGTTCTGTAGCAAGTTTTGCTACAACGCTGCTAACGCTATCTCCTTTGCATAGTTTTATGCACGGAATATCAGGACCTTGCCATATCACACAATTTGATGATATCGGATTACATCCTGGTTCGTCTAAGTTTAGTGGTTTCATGTTCTTTCTTTATCTATTAATATACAAAAAATATTCTTTATACGCTAATTATTATACTGTACAATTGATATTTGTATCTACAAATGTTAAAAAAATGCTAGGTGAATCTAAACCACCTTGAGCACATATTGTTAAACTTTGTCCTGGATCTATAGTAGATCCTACAGGATTACCTAAACAATCAGTATAAGTAAAAGGTATTGTTATACTTCCTGTTGATGTTACTACCCAATAAGTACATAATGCAGGAAGTCTGCAAGAAGCAACTTCTTCACAAGCTCCTATTTCTACAATAGTTGTAGAAGCATTACCAAAAGGAAGTATTTTAGAACATATGTAATATGGTTCTACTGATGAGTTTGCTGGTAGATTTACTGTTATAGTCTCGTTATCACAATTTATGTAAGTTACAAAATCACCATCTCTAAGCCTTACATTAACCCCGTAACAAATACAAGTATTGCAATAAAACGATTGTCCACAGTCTCCTGTAAGTTCAATAGCTACAGGTAGACTACAAACTGGTACATCATCTGGATGATAAGGTTGTACTCTTGAACAAACATAATTGTTGCCTTCAACACAGTTTATTCTTAAAACGTTACCGTCACAATCGATATACTCATATATACATGTTTGTCCTACATCTAATATTATATTCCAGCAAAAGCAGGGTAGGTTATTACAAATTGATGTATCTGTACATTCTCCAAGGCTTTGAATACTTGATGTTTTACAATCAATTCCTGGTGTTGGTTCTATAGCGGAACATATATAATTTTTACCCGGATATGCAGTCAAAGTTTGATTAACACCATTACAATCTATATAATCAAATATACAGCCGTCCGAGGATTCAATTACCCAGCACTGACATGGTAATGGTAATGTTGAACAATCTTGATTTGTGGTACACGATGCTTGTACAGTTTCTATTATGCTCATTTCTGTACCACAGCTTATTTCTACTATTACTGGTATAGTTCTGGAACATACATTTACTGCCTCGATTTCTGACGAGGTAAAAACAATCTCGGTGCCCAACAAACATTCTGTATACTTATATTTTGTTGACCCAGTTGTTTGATGAAAGATGGTGTAACAATAACATATTACAGGATCAACCGGACAAACTGGTGGGCATGATTCAGGACACGGCGGAATAAGATTTGCGCATAATGCTGGGTCATAGATTGCTCTAAGATCTAGCAATTGTTTCCTAATGTTCCACTTTTGTAAATCATGATCACAACAGATCTTTATACCGTATCTTACTGCAACCATTGCATCATACACTTGTTCTCCAAATGTACAAGATACCTTTTGAGTATACGCAGGATCACATCCTGGTGTATCATATCCTGGTTTTATTTTACGAGGATGTAAGGTAAATGGTATAGGTGCAGGTGGTTGTGGTAAACAAGAAGCACAATCAGGTTCACCCTGAACTGGAGGATAATCACTTAGGATTGTTATACTCGGAGTACATCCTTTACAAGGATCTACTGGAGGATTACCATTAGCACATATACAAGTGTAGTATGTACTTATTAGTATGTTTATTGTTTCTTGAATACTACATACAGGTGTTATTACATAATTCCCATTAGGTTTTGTGAATAGCATGTTGCCGTAAACATTTGTTCCGTCTACACATAACCTAAAAACTGAACCCACAAAGGTTCCGCCAAAAGTTCCTACTCCTAATCCATTTAAGTACAATAGGATATTTGCTCCTGATAAAGTAAATGGTATAGAAACGGGCACGCCGTCGATTATCATTGCTACAGCACTCGTACCATCCTTAATAATACCATCCCAACAACAATGTTTAGTAATAATTGTTTCGGTTTCTGTTGTTGTATATTTATCTTCTATAACGTCACAACCTTCACTACATTCACATGTTTGTGTCGATGTAAAGAAAGTGGTGTTAGTAGTTGTAGTTTCGCATTGTGGCGGTACTATTTTAATTGTTCCATGATCATTAAGCGTCATGTTTCCATAGGTATTGCTACCCGTAACACAGAATGTAAAAATATTTGCTGGCGCTTCTACTACAGTCCAAGCACCCAAACTTAAACCATTTAGATATGTTTGCATTGAAGCAGCAGAACCTAACGGTACATTTGTTGGAGTGCCGTTTATCAATATGCTAATATCTTGACCTTTTAATAAGGCTGTCCAGCAACAGTGTTTTATACTTGTTGTTGTTGTTTGCGTTGTAGTAGTTGTCGAAGATTTGGTTACACAATCTGGAACCGGACCACTTACAATCCAACAGATATCTTTACATCCCTCTATTGTTATTACGTGATCGATTAGTGCTGATAGATCTTCTCCTACAACAAGTGTATTTTGTGGATCTGAACAATCTGTTAGGATATAACATGTTTTACAAACCTGACAATCAGCACATGTTGCTACAGTTACTACAGATATTACGGTATCATCCCAGCGGTGATATTTACTATCTTTGTTGAAATCAACAATGGTAAGTTCAAAACAGCCGGTAATAGTTCCTGCATTTGTAACCATCGTGGTTAACACACGATGATCAACGTCACTAGGTAATGGGCCCGAAGTCATTCCGTTGAACGATAGTTCATATGGAAGACCATCTTTGCCGAGGTATGGTTCTTTGGTACAGCAATCTAATAATTGAAAATATGTTTTAGGAAGACACTCCTCACAGTCACAATATACAGCTTCGATTAAAGCTTCTAGTGGACAGGAGGTACATCCTACGGTTACTCTTTCTACTGTAACACAATAACAACCTTTTGGCCAATGAGGACATTCAGGCGGTAGTGGTACACAGTCATTGGAATCTACTGAATCTGCGTAATAACAAATGCGTATCGTCTTATCTAAATAATCAGACATATCGGTGTTTGTTATAAAATCCGGTTGAATGCCTAAGCAATCAATGATCCTATAACAGGCCGGTCCTTCTTGAACTTTTACATTTACACAAGCTTGTGCTTTACACCCAAATGCATTTGTTACCTCGCAACAAAAATCACATCCTATTAGATCGACTGTTAAAGCCGGAATACTAATATTTTGTGTAGTACCTACTACAGTTCCATTACAATCTGTCCATTCCCAACTAACCACATCAGTAGTATTATTAGCTGAAAGATCTATTACACCACCTACCGTAACTATTGCTGGAGATGCTGTAACTGTAACTGTAGGATTCTGAAGTCGAATGTCAATAGCATCTAAGAAATTACCACATGCACAACTAATTGGTGGTGGTACATTAACACATAAGGGATTTGTATCATATGCATTAAAAGTTAAAGTATGAGTTCCTGCTGCAATAAAAGGAAGTACTATAGTATAGTATGTCCAAATCTGTTCAGATTTTGATGTTATACCATCTGGTTCAAAGTTAGCATCATAGATATTACCAGGACGATTACCCGGTGCAGTATATTCTATTGCTCCACCTGATCCGGTTCCTGCAAGAATCTTAACCATCATTTGATTAGTACCACCACAACCTTTTCTACCAGCATGCGCAAATGATAAAGTAGCCCCAGTCATTCCTCCAGCAGGAACCGTAAATGTTTGAAAGAAAGGAGCAACTGTTTCAGAATTAAGTTCAACAAACTGTGTTCCTGTATAAGGCTGACATACACCTGTTGGAGTAAGTTTTGGCCCGCTTGCATTAGCTCCTGTAGTCCATATTTCAATAAGAGATTGATCTGTATCCCAACATGGAATAGTATCTTTTGGGTAGAATGTAGCAGAACCTGAAGGTTTTACCGGTAACTCAAAATCAGTATTACCTAAAAGACTACAGGGATCGTATGGAGGACATGGTACTTTAGCCATTACTTTTATTTTTTAGGCGGAGAATAAGATACTCCTAGATTCGTAGGAGCATTAGTACTTTTTATAACCGGTTTCACTTTCAGCATATTTTCATACGATGAAAGACAGTTACTACATACTGATGCTTTGTTAGATGCAACTCTTTGTTGACATCCACAGCTTAGTTTAGCTTTACAGTTTTGACAGTTCATATTGTTGGTTTATTAGTTGGTTATCAACATGTTGTGCAAGTCATCTTATCTAAAAGTTTAACTGCATAGTTGTAGAGTTCCATACCTTTTGCAGGTCTATGGCAAACTTCTACTTGTGCTTTAGCCGCATCAAGATACATCCTGATCATGGTAAGGCGTTCCATTTTTCTCTTTACGATTTCTGGAGGATCGCATGCTGCAATATCCAAATCACATAAGATTGCGTTATATTTATCTAAAGCTTTGGTGATACGTAAATGGTTGTAATCAACGTATACTAAATCGTTAGGGGTATTACTATAACGTATTATATAGATCCCGTCAGGGAGATCATTAAAGACAGTACCACAACTAACCGTTTGTACACCAAGATCACATGCAGTAAGATTCAGCATAAATCCTGGGTTAGTAATAGGTTCTTCAAATACAGCCGGAATACTAAATCCTGGTAATGTAACCTGAAGGGTTGGGCAAGATACTTTGGTTTGTGGATTGTATACACTCGTGTCTACAATACGAAGAATACACTTGTTGAGTGTATCCGGTGCTTCAAGACTTAGTGATGAATGTGCCATAGTTGTAGATTATAAAATGTAAAAATAAAAAAAAGGGAGGAGATTATCTCTCTCTCCCTTTCTTTTTTATAAAAAATAATTACTACTATGCTCTTGATGGATTCTCAAGCACTTCACATGGAGTACATGTCATGATTTCCATTGACTCACAAGCACCGCAATTATCAGTCCAGTTGTTGATATACGTTTCAAGTGTAGCAATTCTACCGTTTGTTACGATCTCTAACATGTATTGATCATTATCAAAAGTACTAGTTGGGTTGTTGAAACGAGGAACACTGTGTAAAATGTAGTAACGAGTATAAAGAGCGTTACGGTTTACACTGTTCAAGATATCAGAACCTTGTGTGATTTCACGGATACGAATATCAGTGTGGAAGAAATTCTGTAAGTATGATTGTGATAAGATTAAATCACGTACCACTTGCTCACCGAAACCGATTCCTTGTACACCGTTACATTCGCGAACCAAACAAATTCCTTCGAATGTGCAAGGATCTCCAGTGTAATCTACCATTGAAGCATAGATTTGTACAGCTTCTTTTTCGAAGAAGTCAGTTACTTGGAAAGAACAGTTACCGAATTGTGTTTCAACATAAGCTCCGAAAACACGAAGACCTGCGCAAGCACCTGGAGTGTGTCCTGGAGATACGTAAGCATCCCACCATTGTGATGGATTAACTGCAAGACCAGACGTGATGTCAATTGTTGTACCTGGTGCATACCAAACTACACCTGCTTCATCAAATACGAAAGGTAAAATGAATGATTTTAGGTAGTTGTTTGTTACCATTTCGTTAGCCCAAGCAATCATAACCAATGTAGAATCTACAAGAGTTGGAGTTGGACCTGAGCAACATCCTGTGTAAGCATCAAGTGTTTGGTAAGCGTTGTGGTTTAATGCACGTAATGCAGGAGAACCTTTAACATCTACTCTTAAGTAGTATGTTTCACCACAATAAAATTCGTGGCAACATCCTGCGGAGATTGAAACTACTGCATCAAATTCAGCAGGTGTACCTGGTGCTCCACCCATGAAATCGTAATCAGGAACTAAGTTATCACCAGTTGTGTAACCAGTACCACCGTTGTTTATAGTAACAAGTACTACAATACCACCAGCAATTACAATGTTAGCTGTTGCGCCAATACCTGAGCCAGCCTGTAAAGGAACACCAACAAAGGTGCCATCTACTGGATAAGCAACTCCTGCGTTATTGATAGTTAATGATACAACTACATCATCAGTATAAACTGTGTTTCCGATAGAAACAACTGATTGTTGAGGAGTACAATGATCAACAACATAAGTTTTGTTTATGTACTTAGGGTTGATAGTTTTTGATTTGTTTGTTTCTCTGTATCCGCCTAAGAATGGTCCAATTTTATCCTTTGCCATCAAAGATGAGCAAGCTAAGATTAATGGACAGCATGATGGGCTGTTTACAGTTTTGAAAGTTTTTGGATCAAAGAATCCAAAATATCCCGGAGATAGTCTTGACAATGTTTCGGATGTTACTCCTGCTGTTGTAATGAAACCATCTGCTGATGCAGGATTTGTTGGTGATTCACCAGGTCCTGGGTTTAGTGTCGATCCTGTTCCCAGGAATACCTTGTTAAAGGCGTGATTAAAATAAGCCATGTTGTTTTTTTTGTATTAGTTAGACATATATATAAAGATACTATAATATAAGTATTGTTTTCTTACTATGCAACTTTTTTGTAAAATATTTTTACTTCAGGAACGTAAGCTTATACTTAGCAGAGTTTAAAGTACTCTTCACGGTATCCAATTCGTTTACGATTTCACTATAAGGCATCTTGGATTGTAGCATTGTTACCATTCCTATTAGTGCTCTTATGTATCCTAGACCTTCTTCTACAGTTGATACTTTCTTAGGTGCATTGTCTGGAATATCCAATAGCATTTCGCATGCTCCTTGGTATCCTTCTACTAAATCATCTGCATGGCCTGGTAAGGCATCATAAAGATCATTAAGTGCTTTATGTGCTGCGTATGATCCGGGACCTTTTACTTTAAGGTGTAACTTATGAAAAGTTACTGCCGCATTTAATAGTTCATTAGCACATGCTGCTGTCATAGTATCTACTGAGCCTGAAGCCGATGTAGAAGATGCTGTAGAAGAATCTCTTTTTAAACTTCTTGGTTGTTCCATTTTAGTTGTTGCCCTCTACGGACTGTTGTGCACGTTGATACTGAGTCATTGATTCAATATCTCCTGCGATTATTTTTACTGCTTCATCTATGAATACTTCTATTACGTCATCTTTAAACTCACAGTTGACGTTTTGTGTACTTACTTGTTGTGTATACGGATCTACGCAACCTTCTATTTGTATATATACTGGTTGGCGATAGAAGTATAAGGTAGTATTTTTTACTTCGAACTTTTCATTACTATAAACACGTATTTGATTATTAAGCATAGTACAGAAAGTTTCTGCCCATTCAAAATTTGGTTGTTTGTTTTTATCGCGAAGTAATAACTCAACGTTAGCTTCTTCAGCAAGATAAGTCGTCATCCTACGTGTACCCGGGCAACACTCATTAGATACTTCTACCTCTAAACGTTTCCATTCAAAATAGTTATCCGGAAGATCTTCTGATTGGTAAAACAATTTACGATCATTCATGATCATAGTTTTGGTACCCAATAGAACTTGAAGGTCATCGATTCGTCTCTTGGATTGTTCATCACCTTCTTTCATAGAATTGCTTCCATGAAGATTCCTACGACACCACTGAGTCATACCCTTATTAAAAGCCTCAACAACTTGCCAGCATTCTATGTTATCATAGTCATTGCTGGCAAGCTTATTAAGCCTTTGTTTTATCTTAAGAAAGATAGTGGCATTTTCCATTTAGTATCCGCTTTTTTTAGCTCCACCTTTTTTGTAAGCTGGTGCTGGTGTGCCTGGTACATAACCTGCTCCTCCGGCTTCACCGTTAGGAAACTTTTGACTGTAATCATTGATTACACCTGTAGTAGTTGTACCACCGGTTGCAAAACCTTTTTTTCTCATTGCGTCTGCTTTTCTAAAGAAGGTTAACGGATTCACTTTTTCTTTTGCCATGATTACTTATTTTTAGCCATTTTTTTAAACGTTCTAGCAAGAGCTTTACGTTTTGGTGTACATGTTGGTTTGGACATTGGAGTGCAGTAACCCTTATGTGCTGGGTTTACTGCATCTTTGATCCAATCTTTTTTAGCTTTTGCCATGTTACTTCTTTTTAGAAGGTTTACTTGGTGTTACTTTAGCAACGCCTCCTAGAGCTTTAGTCAAAAGATTATGATGATTAATAATGTCTTTCATCATTCCTCCATCTTTTCTTATACTTTCTGCTCTTTGTAAAGTTCTATGAGCATCTTCAATATCCCATTGAGATCTCTTTGGTTGTACTTTCGCCATATTACTTCTTTTTAGTTGATCCACCTTTAGCCATTTTTTTCATAGCTCCACCTTTTTTAAAAGGGAATATACCTAAGCCAGTTGTATCTGTTTCCATCCTCTTTCTTACTCCATTTATATAATTATCAAAAGATTTTACACCTGTATTCATTTTATTTTTTTCATACTCAGGTATTACAGATTTAGCTGGTGCTTTAGCTGCAGGTTTAGCTTCTGGTTTTGCTGTAGGTTTTACAGTTGTACCTGCTTGTGCCTTCATTAATTTTTTTGCCATGACTGTTAAGTTTTTTGGACTATGCTATTAGCATTTTCCTTTTTTCATTGAACCACCCATTTTCTTGGCAGGGATTGCGCCTTTAGGTACAGGATTTGTACCTTTTGTCGAGTTGGATTTAGCGGTAGCTTTCTTAGCTAGTTGAGCTATTTTGTTCTGCTTCATCTTATTTAACGTTTACTGATTTATTACGACCACCTGTGTAAGGAGTCGGATTAGTAACTACAACCGGGTAGTTATTCAATCCACCATTATAACGTGTTGGATTCAATACTACTGTTGGGTAGGAATTCATTCCTCCTTTATAAGGAGTAGGTGTCATAGACACAACCGGGTATTCATTTTTATCTTTTGCCATGGTTATATAGATTATTGTTATTTTTTCCAGTATACTTCTACTTGTCCCATTAACTCGGCAAGTACTTTATCGTTTAAAGGGTTCTTCAAGAACTCTAAACACTCAGATGAATTACGTCCCATCATGCTTGCTGAATTAGTGTGGTATATCATACCGTCACCTTTTGTAGCAATCATTTTGTAGAAAGTTGCATCTTTTATCAAGCTCTTCAACTTTAATGTTTCCATGTCAAGTTCGCACGCTGTAATAAAGCTTTCCGCAGCTCTGCGTAGATTCTTTTCAAGACCCTCGCCTGTGATGTACTTATCCATGTTATCATAGATAATATCATTAGGTGTGGACTTTTTATATTGAACACTATTTCCATCAACAACCTTAGCTACATAGAATAGCTTGTTTGTATTTTTCTTAAACATTGACTCAAGCTCAGATAAAGCTTTGTTCTTAAGTTTCTTGCCTTCAGTTTTTGTAGAAATAGTATCGATTGATTTATCAAGGTAAAACTTTGGTGCTACTGCTGCAGATTTTGCATCGTCATAACTCTTAGCTATGATCGAAAATCCACCAGCTTCAATTGCGCAAAGCTTTAACATATCGAACGCATTCTTTTCAGGATCCATAAATACTGTTTCATTACCACAACGAATTGTGATTTTTCCCCAGAACTCATGATTGTTTGGTGCAAGAAGTTTTACTTTGTTCCAAAGTTCCGGATCTTCTGGATCCAAAATGTTTGAAGCTAGTTCTGCTTCTAATAATGCAACAATCTTGTTAATTTCTTTTATTCTAGCTTCTCTTACTATTGGATCAGCTAACATTTTTACTTCGGGAGCAAAGGGGTTTAGTCCTGTAATGTAACGAATCGTTCCATTTCTCTCGATGCATGATAATTGTTCTTCATGGAAAATCCCATCAAAAAGGGTTAGTCCATAATTTTGCAAACCCAGGTTATCTGAGTTCGAGTTAAAGAACGGTTTAATAGATACTTTACCATGGTCCATGACCGTAGGTAATTCTACAAGTGTGATTTTGCTCATTGTTGGTTGGTTTTTGTTGTTGGTTTATACTGCAAATATAAAAAAAAGAAGGAGAGGAAACCCTCTCCTCCTGATTTTTTTTAGAATGATCCACCAGTGATCGGGTTTCTCATAACAATTTTCAATACTTTGGTTGGATCTTTAACCCAAATCGCAGGCATTGTTTGTGTCATGAATACTCGGTAACCGTTGAATTGACCGGAAGAAGTGAATCCTTGAGTTTTACCCATGTAATCCATTGTTCCGTTTTGATACCACCATTTCAATTGGTTATCCCAAGATAACTTCAATAAGAAGATATTATCATTTCCAGTATCAGTGATATCGAAGATGATAAAGCTATATGAAGATAATGGGTTACCATCGATGATTGGGTTCTCGATGTCATTTGTATGTAAGTTGTCGAAAGCAGGATTCAAGACAAATTTAACATTTGCCAAGAAAGGAATCACATAACTAGTGTAAGCGAATCCGAATCCTAAATCCATTCCTTGTCCACTGATTGCACCAATACCATTGTTGCTTGCAGCTTGAATAACTAGACCTGAGTTAGCAGCTTCACGAGCAATTGCTTCGTTAACCATTCTCATTCCACCCATACCAGTCTGAACGATCAATTGACGTTTAGGATCTGGACCTTGGAATTCCACACGACCTGCGTAGAAGTTGTACAATTCAGAACGGAACAACTCTAAGCTAAAGCTTGATTTGTTGTATACACGTTTGAAAGAGTTATCCAATTGTTTCCATAAACCTACTGACATACGGATATCATCTGGACCGTCTTGACGAACGCGACCACCATGACCCCACATTAAGTAAGTCTCGATATCTGTAGCTACTTTTGTTAAGTGAGCTGCTTCCATCGTAGTAAGGAATGTACGAGTCAAAGTACCATTACCCATAGCACGTTTAACGTAATCTTTACCCATTTTAGAAACCATGTCCTCAATCTTAGTGATTGCTGGATCCATAGATTTATCGAAGTTTCTCCAGATTTCTGTAACTGGTACAGTACCATCTGCATTAAGACCACCACGAGCCATCAAGTCAGCACGAGAAGAAACTGAATAATGTACGTGAGCTTCTGCTCCTCCTACGAAGTTGTAGAATTCACGGAAACCAGCTTGTGTACGGATATCAGAGAAACGTTCTCCATACTCTCCACGAGCAGAACCTTTACGGAAGATTTTAGTTCCGTTAGCAAGGTATTTGTTATCAAGATAACGGTAGTTATCATTGTTTACTAATTGAACAGTATAGATGAAACCATCTTGTACCGGAAGAATGTCATCTACAGTGATGTACATCTCACAACCGTTGTATTTATCATAAGTGACGATATCACCATGACCAAATTCACGACGGCTAATTTTGATTTTGAAGGTTGTTCCATCAATACCTTTTGTGATATTATCTGGTTCGATGTCTTCAAGAATGTATGGTAAGTTTTGGGAAACTGGTGTTTGCCATTTGTACTCACCACGTACATTATCTACCATGATAATGTTTTTACCACCGAAAGATGACAATTGGTAAAGAGGCATCTCAACCTTTTGAGCCATAGCCCAAATATCTACAGGACCCATGTCCATCGGTTCAGCGTTCTTTAACATGTTCACCAAGTGATATGAATCTACGTGCGAACTAGCTTGGTAGTTCGTATCACGTAAAAAGAGACCATTGTTTAATACTGGAGTGCTCATTGTTTGATTTTAGATTTGATTGTTTATAATTGTTGTTTGTGTTATCGTTTAAAAAATCCTTGTGACGGTCTTGAGAGTTTTTGTGATGGTTTAGTTGTAAACTCGTCATTATCATCATGGCTTTGTGAAGAGCCTATTTTATTCTTTTCTTCTGTTTTAAGCATGCGTGCTGTTTTTTCAATTGCAGCTTTTGCACCGCCTTCTTTTACTTTAGCACGATATCCTTCTGGATCTGATAACAACCATAGAGCTTCAGCGATTAGATCGTGACGTGGCTCTACCCATTGATATTTTTCCAAAAGGTGTCCTAATTGATTAGTAGGCTTACCTGAAATAGAAGGGTAATTTGTCTGAATCAGACCAGCGTATAAAGCACTTTGAGTTTTTTTGTCAAGCTTCATCCCATTTAACTCACCTGGATCGAGTACACTATATACACTGTTCATGTAAAGTTTGGATTGCTCGTGTTGCTGATTGCGAAGTAATTCTTGTTGTTGTAGTTGACGAGCTACATATTGTTGTTGCATCGCATCTAGTTTAGGCTTAAACTTTAATGCTTTCGCATCAAGTTGATCATGGTCTTTCCAGCTGATAATTTCTTCTTCGATTTCTTCAGAATTACCGAACTGAGTAGCATGTAGGTAGGCTCTTACGATATCCTCTTGATCATTTGGATCTCTAGGGTCTAATTGCTTTATTTCTTCTACCTGAGCCAATGAACGGAAAAGTCCCTTAAGGTCATTTCCACCATCTGCATAGTACTTCGCAGCAATTTTTAACTCTGTTGGAAGATTATCAAAAAACTCTCTAGGCACTTCTTCACGAACTTTACGATCGTTTTCTTGCATGTTAGCTTCTAATAACTCTTCAAAGTCTTGAACAGTATACTTCTCAATTGGCTTCTCATCATCAAAAGGAATAAGTTTCTTTTGCTCGATTAACTTTTTGGTTAACTCGATCATAGCATCCTTACTTACTTTTGGTCGGCCAGTTTTGTCAGTTTCATCTAAAAGATTCTGTAACTCATCTGTGCCTTCGCTATTAGTAAATGTTTGTGATTCATTACTAGCAGCTATAGGAGCTTTAGAAGTACCTGTACTTGCTGTATCTTCTTCATCATCATTTTCAATGAACGACATGTCTACAGGTTTGCTTGTAAACAAGTTTGGTTTTTCTTCTTTATTCCCTGCAGGAGTCATTACACTCTCTGCTCCCGGCATACCTAGAATATCATTGATATCTAAGTCTGTTTCGGTTACTGTTGTTGAACTATTATCACTCATGTTATTTGGTTTTTGGTTTGACTGACATTTATAATATAAACAAAAATAATGGTTTAAACCTTATAAAGTTATATATCCTCGAAAAAAAAAAAAGAAAAGCGGCACTATATCACTACGACTATTTTTTCTTCTTTATATTTTCTTTTGGTTTATCAAAACGGTTCTTATTTGTCTGCGCAATTTGCAGATCTTTATCTTTCATTGCCATTTGATTATCCATCTTTTGTTTCTCCAAATCTTGCTTTTGGTTGAACTGTTGACTTCTTGTGTTTTCCTTATTTTGCGATAAGCTCATAGTTTGTTGAAACTCGTCTGTCTGCTGCACCTTATCAAGGAAATCGATATAATCAGATTGATTATTCTTATCCATATCTTGCATAGCACCATAACCGGCAGATTTGATTTCAACCACAAGTATATCTTTGCGTCTATCTTTTTCTTTCTCAAGAACCTCATGATCAAGCTGCATTTTCTTCTCTTGTGTTGCTTGTTCCATTTCCATCTGTTTCATCTTCTCATCATGTTCCATTTGACCTTTACGTTGAGCATCTGCTTTCTGTTCAGTTTGTTTCAACACACTAGTAAGTTCTGATAATGAATCTGATTGCATGATGTTTCCTAAATCGTAGATAGAAGCACCAGCTGTGTTATTAGTCATAGCCAGTTGTTTCATTTGCTCTATTACAGCTCTGTGGTTTGCTTTAGTAACAGCGTATACATTTATATCACGTAATAAAAGATCTGTACCGTTAATCTGGAAGTTTACAGATTCGTCCTTTGTCGTCATGTATTGTAAACGTACCGAAGGCTTTTTAGAATGATAATACTGCGCAAGATCGGTACGCATCTGATGCACGCGAGGCATTAGATAATCCGAGTGCTGTATAAAGTATGTTTCTGTTTGTGCATATGATCCTGCTATAGCTTGCTCAACTCCTGTGGCTGTATTTGTTTGTCCTAGTTGTTGACCCATCCTTTGTGGTGTAATACCTATAACTTCAAAACATTGTTGTTTAAAGTAGTTAGCCATTTGGATCCTGGATAACATACGTTGTGTTTGTTCTAGGTTCATTACCTGAAAATGCTGAAAGTTTAAAGCATTCTCGGTATTGGTAATGGATGTATCTAAAGGAAGCATCTGGAAGTTCTTCATAGCTACATAAGCTTTAGCCAGATTGTTCTTTCCCCAATCCTCGTTCATCGAATGTCGAGGTAAAGCATTCTGATCTAACATGATTACTGTACCTAATTCATCCACCAAAATATCTGCTATCTGGTTGTTCACCATGTTGTATCCAATTTGGTAAGGCTTCATCAAATCGATCAAGGCCGTTGAGCGCGTGTTACGGTCAGAAAATACAGCTCCTTCTACAGGGAATTTACATCCGTAAAGCGAACTATCTCCTTTGAACTGAAAGCGTAATGGGCCCATTTTGTTTTGATCTATTCCTAGATACATTGGATTAACTCCTCCGGGATTGTTCATACCCCAGAATGATGGATGGTTAGGTCCTATCTTTACACCACCCCAAGTTTGATTAATCCAGATCCAATCAATGTGCTCTCCAAATACTAAAGTATCTTTTGTTTTGTTTTTGATAAGCGTGTTATTGTAAACCGGTTTGTCTGTTACAAGGTAACTTTCATCTACGATGTCTGTTATAACTTCACCATCAATATTTACTTTTGTTAAGTGCCCTACCTTACGTTGTGATTTCCAATACGCTGTAGTTGTACGTAATAAAAAGGCTGAACCCATATCAGTATAGTCTTCACCATTACTCATGATCCAGTTTATTACATCGCCTCCGTTAAGATTATTATCCCACATTGATGTGTACTGTCTGTACGCTAATGATGGATTGTTTGTATTCCAATCGTGAGACTTGGTAGCATCATAGTAAGAACCATCATTTTGGTAACCCTGTATAGGATAACCTGCAGATCTTACCGGATAGATAGCTTCAATAGAATTAAGCTGCTCTTCCGTCATAAGGTAACCGTATTTATCTATTACGTCAGCTACGGTTAACATCTCAATTTTACCTACCCAGTTTCCTTGGGAAATGTAACGAGCTTCAGGTGATTTGTGATAGAAGGTCAATACCGGATTCCAAAGTTCTACTTCATAGTCATCCTCGTTCATTCTGAAATGCCAGAACTCACGATCTGTAATAAGCATGTCTCGGAAAGCTCTTTCTTCAAGCTCATCCATTTTGAATCTATCCTCATCAACTTTCATTTGATGCATTGCCCACTCTTCACTTAGTGAACGATATGTTTTATCAAAAAAGTTTTGTATCTCAGGTAAAGTTTTTAGGTTTTCCGGAGATGTTTGTTGTTGCATTTGTTCTTGAATCTGCGGATCTTCCGGATCAGCACCTTGTTCAATCATTTTATTGATCAACTTTGCTTGAGCATCTTGCATTAGAACATTTTCTATTGCTTGACGTTTTTGATCCATCTTTTCGTTATAGCTGTATTCATCTATACCTCTAAAAGTAACTTTGCTATTTCTCTTAGCAAACTCCGATGTAAGAACATTTATAACATTGGGAATAATCGGATAGAACTTTAGTTCTAACGCTGTTGTATCTTCTTGAGTTAAGGTCTCAATCATATCACGCATCTCATTGTCTTCTTCAACAATGTAATCAGATTTGTCTATGATCCCTTTAGCCAGTTTATAGTTCTTCATTAAACGACGCGCATTTCTACGAATCTGTTTTAATCCGTTCCACTCTAACCAATCTAAGTTCCAAGCAGTCCATTCAGGATCTTTGTCTTTCCGCGGTATGAATTGAATAGGTTGTGTTATCGAACCCATGCGATTATACTTCGCTTTAGCTCCAGCCTTAAGCTGCATTGCATTTAGTATTTCCATAACTTTATCTTATGTTTGTAAATGGGCTACGAGGTGGTCTTTTACCATCTCGCGGTCCTCCCCTTCCCATATGTCGGAACGGAGTATAGTCTAATTTAAACAAATTTGATGACTTTTCCAAATGATTTTTGTCTGTATTCTCTACTCTCTTCTTATGCCCTCTGTTAGCTTGTTGCACTTTTGCAAAGGCAACCAGTGCTGCCAGGGCAACTAATCTATCGACGTTGACTCCATCACCATAGGCACCCATCTCAATCATAGCCATTGGATCAGGTATTCTCTCAATGCCGTATTTGATTTTAACAATGGTCCCATCTTCTTTAGTTTGTACATCGATTTCCTCTTGTAAGAACTGAATAAGATAACTCAATAAGTGCGCTTTAAAAAGGGTCCCGGTATTTTTCCAACCGTATTCCTGATACACATTGTTATTTGAACCAAGATCTTTCAAGAATAATATCTGGTTCTTTGGAACTAGATACTGCTGTTTTTTCTTGGCAATCATATACTGAATAAACAAAGATACGTTGTTTTCAATTATTGTCCAAGCCTTATACCATTCAATGATAAGTTCTAATCGTTCGTGTGTCTTTACAAGATCATCAAAACGACCTGTCCAGGAACAAACAATCTTATCACCTTCTATAAAGTTTTCAGTATTCTGACTATCTATTCTTGTTACCTCGATAGGATTTTTATAAACAAAGATAGAACAGAGTGAATCGGAGGTAGTTGTCTTTCCTTCTGATACAGGGTCAATAGATGCATAGTAGGTTCCCCATTCAAAGTTCTTATCGGGTTTTTCCCAGACAACGATTGTACCTGTTTTATCTTCTGTTTTTTTCGTAATAGGAAATTCTGAGATCGGCATTTTGTTAGTAGGCTTGGCCTCTATAAGACCGTTGGCATCTCTGAATAATTCTACGAACTCGTATGAGTATTCTTTTTCAGTTATCCTTCTTGTTTGAGCAGCAATAAGATGCTGTGGAAATAAAGACACTGTTCTATTGGCAAATGCTTCAGCAATATTACGAGGTCTTTGTGAGATCCTCAACTGGTAAAGCTCTGGTGTAAGATCCTTCTTCATCTGAATACGTGACTCATTAAGAGATGCTAAAGCTTCTTCTACCAATGAGTTACCAAACTCATCAATATATGGAGGCATAGACCATTGCTCAGGAATAAATAATCCGGCCATTCCAAGGGTCCCTTTTTCATCAATCAAGTTTGTCTCTACCGCATAGATATCATTCACCTGGGGATACTTAATCATATTCTCCAATGGTTTACACTGATCAAGTGCACCAACAGAACCGGCTCCGATAAACATACCAGTTACTACTTCACCCATAGATAAAGCGGCAAGCATGTATTCTTTTGTTTCCTGCATGGTAGGAGCAATTCCAGCCTCCTCATAAAAGAAGAGTCTACAGTCACCACCGACACCGTTCGTAGGATCTTGTTCTAGAGTAACTCCCTGTATAGTACCTTTCAGACCTATCTGTTCCGGACGACCATTAACATCTTCTTCGATCTGTTGTTGCCACATCATTACTTTACCTGGATTCATCGGACGATACCAAGCTGTCTTGCTGTCAAGGAAAGATTTGTATTCACTCAGGAATTTCCAAGAGCCCTTCTCATTGATCTTATCTTTTAAAGAAGAACCCATTTTACAAACAGGACCCTCTTCAAACCATACCAAGTTTATCATCTTAGCGCAGTGATAATAGGAAGAAGCAATCTGACGTTTCTTTAGGATGGCCACGTGTTTGTAATGCAATTCTGCAAGAAGCTCGTATAGGGCCATGTGATATTGTGTATCCCAGATCAAAGGGAAAGTAAACTTCTTCTTCATCTTATGATAGATGGGAAGGAAGTTTAGCCACATGTAGTATTCTCTTGGAAGATACCAAGTATTCTTTTCACCGTGAAAGATAGCACCGTTTCTACATTTACTTTTTTGGTCATCCCAATAGTTTCTATGATCTCGTGATCCTTCTTTGAATGCACAGAAGTATCCTTTTTCATCATACTTTTGAGCTTGTATTTTAAAGGCACTCGTGGTTTCATCAAACTCATACTTACCAGGTTCTTTAAACAGTGGTAATACAAAGGCAATGAAATCTTCACGTGTTTGAAACTTAGTTGTTGTCCATTCGTCTGCTTTCCAGGTTGGAACAATTATAAACGGTTCATCCATTATTGGTCATATGCTTTACGTTTATCTCCTCTAACTCTTGTCTTGTTCTCATCTAATTCTTCACGGACCATCTTTTCTAGTTGTTTAAACTCTTGAGCAGTTTTACCTACACTCTTGATTTGGGATTGCATCCCTGCAAAGTTACCATCTCTTCCTGCAGTTACTGGCTGCTCTCTGGCAAATTTACCAAGCTTTTCTAATAAGAACTTGTTATCGAGGTAATAACGATAAGTCGGAGACATTGTAAAGCTAGCTAATTTTTCCATAGCTGCGAGCATTTCTGTATCTTCAAGAGTATACTCGCCTGGATAATCCTGAAGCAGGATCTCTTCTTTATCTTCTTCCGGAACATTACAATACGGTCCTTTAGGACAATATAGATAATGTAAAAAGCTTAATGCCGGTATGGGATCCTTATACTTATCTACTATAGCTTTTAGCTCGGGGATCAATAAGCAATTGGGTGTTATCACTACGTGATTATCTTCTACATCAAATATTTCTGGTATCATTTTTTGTGGGTATTGTGTTACGGTTATCATGTAACCAGTTAATCATTGATATTACTTCGTTCTTCATATACGGAAGCATGTATGTAACTACGTCTTGTACGATTGGTTCACCGTCTTGGTTTCTTTTAGCTATAGGATATCCAAATTTATCTTTGCCTTCTTCTTCAAATACTACGTGCTGTAAAGATAGTTCACCGGGTTTGAATGTTGGATTTTGTCTCAGTATGATGTACATATAAATACTAAGCTGAAGAGCGTAATGATTATAGTTGCAATCATCTAAATGAGAAAGAGGGCCTAGCATTTTCTGCGATAGTCCCTCAAAGTTTTTATAGCTTTCTTTCTTGATCTCTTTGTTTGTTTTGTAGTCAATGATATCTACGTGTTGTCTTACTACTTCCACTCTATCTGATTGTCCGCATATTCCTGCCGATTTAAGAAATACAAAATGTTCAGGATATACACCGTCAACTAATTTCTGATC